TTAACTCGTCTAGTGTTAAACCAGAAGGAGTTGATAGTGGGTTAGCTATTGGTGATGTTGACATATATGTTCCTAGATATTGTATTTATCTAAGAACATATTGATTTTACAAATCGCCGGCTTTGCGGTTCTCGCTGTAAAATGCGTCAAACTTTCCACCGGGATATCTTGACTCTAGTTTGCGTATATTCTCAGCAATTACTTCATTTGGGTCTAGATTCAATGCTCTACATGCATTAATCCAATACCACATAACATCTCCTAATTCTCGCTTCATGTGAAAAACGGCTTCATCATTAAGTGCTTTTCCTTGAAAAAGTATTTTCTTGGGCACTTCAATAAACTCGCCACTTTCTGCGGCTAATCCAAAACACGCTGTAATTAACAAAGGAATGTTAACATCAGGTCCATGTTTCATTTGATTGTCGGCTAAATCTAATTCATAGTTAGCGTCAAGTCTATCACAGGTATCTATGAAAGTAGTTAAGTCATTACTAGGTTGACTAGTAACGGCCTCTACGAATTTTTGATATTTGTTTAAATCTATTGATTGTGTCATGATAATCTCTCTTTAATTGTGTTATAAACTACTTTGTTACCTTCATTGTCATAATGATTTGCTATACCTCTATGGTTTAGAAAAACATTATTGAAATCTATATGATTTGAAAATCTATATAAATTTTTCCATTCTAAATGTGATAAATGTAATGTATTGTTAGGGCATAGTTTTTCTATATCTTTTAGGATTAAATTATGAATATGCTCTGCATATTCTAAATCAAAATACTTTTCAAAAAAATTAATTAATGGAACAAGTTCTTCGTTGGTATTAGCATGTTCTTTTACGTCATTGTAAATGAAACAAGATTCTTTGTGTGACTGGTTATTAATATGAATAGGATTTTCTGTTGTGTGTAATCTATAGGGACTTGTGTGAGAAACAATAATATAATCGTACTTGCGAATATCCTGTGACAATAATTGTTTGTATATTTTATACTCGCTACATCCCCGCTGAGACAAATTGGTTACTTTAAAATCTTGTTTAATCAAATTGGTCCAAGCAAAATCGTCGGTACATGGTGCCGAAAAACTATCTCCGCAAATCAATATTTTTTTACTCATCTAATATATTATACACCCAATTTGCAATGTTTACATGTGATTTTAATCCCGGATGTTTATTATCCGTTGCCCTATCAATTGTCAAATTGACCTTATTCATATAAAGTAAAGGATTGCTTATTTGCACAGGGTTGTTATACATGTTTAGTAACGGGTCTGTGTAAAAATTATAAACACTGCATTTGTTATTTAAGATGAATAAATTTGCATGTGAAATATCTAAAAAGGTATTATATACTAAATTATTGATATCGTACAATCTATAAAACTGTTCAGCTTCACTAGTCTTTAAATGTGGATAAATCCTAATCAATGATTGTGTATCATCTACAATATAGGTCCTGTTAACAAAAGACCAGCATACTAATACTAGGTCCGTTTCACAAATGTCACTTGTTAAAATTGATAATAATATTTCCCTATTAGATGCACCGGGCGTGGCAAGATTTTTTACCGGCTTAATAAATTTTTCACCTAAAATATTTGGCCAAGCATACGCACTGGGCCGTATTTCAGTCTGAGTATCAGGATCGCAATCTACTAGATGAGCCCCATATGTGTCACTTGAACCAAATACAACTATCCTGTTGTATTTGTCTATGTCAAGTTTCATGGCATTGTTGAGGCATCAAGTGCAATAATGCTTCCTAAAAAAATCTGTGCCCAACCATTAGCATTTTGTCCAGTAGACAATAGACTTAACCCACCTAAGATGTTAAGTCCTGCAACAGTATATGCAATTTTTTTACGGTTTACTGTAACCCAATTAATAATTTTATCTTTCATACTAAGTCCTTAAACATTTCTTTTCTACCTTCTTTACCTAATGTAGCGTCAAAGATTTCCTTTGTACGCTGTAGCATTGCACATGCTAGCATTAGCATTTCATTCCTATCGTCAGTTAACTTAATTGAATTGTCAATTAGTACCATTAGTTCTGTCATTCGGTCGTGCGTGTCCATTTTAAAACGCTTTCAAAATAATCATGTTCTCATTAAAGCGACCATTAGGTACTGCTGATACTGCTTTAATTTCTTTAAAATACTTACGTGCCGCGGGCTTACTACCCATTACTTCTTTGATTTGCTCACCGGGCTTACGTAATGTTTTCATTTCACTATTTGTAGAATCAAATCCTAATAGTGTGTTACCTTTAATTTGAAAGGTTTTTGTGTATTCATCGGCAACATAGTGATGTAGTTTACGTTTTGCAGTATCATAAACCCAAGCCTCGCTTGCACCATGCAACTTAGTTGGATGCACACTAATCAAATCTAACTTAGTAGTAGCATCTTTAAACACTTTCAAGTATTTAAGTTTAGCAACAATTTTTTCTACAGGTACTGCTTTCTTTTTGCGAGGAGCCTTGTTAGCTTTCTTAATGCTAATATAGCTATTAAGGTCACTTAGTACTTGTTCAATGAATTTAAGAATGTTGCGTAATTGAATCTTACTTAAATTATGATAAGCCTCCTTTAGCTCACTATCTTTTGTATCTACTAATTCTTCAAACTCTGCTTGTTTCTTTTTCCAAATATCAACAATCAATGGAATGTGTTGAGGCATAACATTAAAGCCAACAAGTACATCAACAACTTTAGAATTTGTTTTTCCAGTATTGTAATAATCATCAAACACTCCTTCAAGTTCACCGGCGGCTTCTCTTGCCTTTTCACGCATGATTTCTTGAATATTGGGACGTGCAACTTCAACTACAACTTTTGCGACCTTACCGGTTGCACTTTCACGTACTTCGGGTTTAGCAAGTGCTTGCACTAATCGGGCAATTTCATTTTCTAATGTTGCTTCTTCAGCATCGGTCAATACCAAACCACGCAATTTCATACGTGCCAACCAACAAAGTGTTAGCATGAATTCTGAATCATTTAGTTTACGCAGGTTTTTTGCGTCATTGGTGCGATTACTGAATTCCAAATATTGGCACAATAGTTCTTTAGCTTCTTTTTTGCCATAAAAACGATGATACCAAGTAAACCCATTTGCCAAAGCCACATTTCGCTCAGAACCTTCGGGTTGAGTGGGGAACGATGGTTCAGACCCAAAATACTTTGTGTCTGCGTCCCGTGGGTCTAGTGCTTTGATAAAATGGTCATCTGATTGCTTGCGAGCCATATATTACTCCAAATTGTTAACTGTAGACACATTGTAGCACACCTTCGATTTGTTGTCAAATTTTTGGATATATAGTGTCACGCATATTTACGATAAATAACTGATAAGGTAAATTAATTATGCCACGACTTAGCCTTTGGCGCCCCAATAAAACTAATGACTATAACTTTTTTGATAGAACTATATCAGAAATGTTTACGGTTGGTTCAACAGACTTATATGTACACAAGTATTTAGGTCCAACTAATCAAGGTCCATCAGTTGATTATACCCAACCTGAATATGATGTATTAGCCCCTACTAATATTCAAGATTTGTTATTCTTAGAAAACCGTGACCGTTCATATGACCCAAATATCTATCGTTTGCGCGGACATTATAATGTACAGAATTTAGATTTTGATTTAAGTCAATTTGGATTATTTTTAAATAATGATATTATTTTCATCACCGTTCATTACAATGATATGATTGAATTGGTTGGAAGAAAACTAATGGTCGGGGATGTGATTGAGTTACCGCATTTAATAGATTATAACCCATTAGATGAAAAAATACAATATGCATTAAAACGATTCATGCAAATTACCGATGCTAATTATGCAAGTGAAGGTTTTAGTCCAACATGGTTCCCGCACTTGTGGCGTATTAAATGTGAACCATTAGTTGATAGTGAAGAATTTAGTCAGATATTAAGTGAACCAAATCAGCAAGATAATTATTTAGGTATTTGGGATAATAGTAAACCGTATCCAGAAGGCTATGTAATTACATTCGGTGATAAAAACTACAAAGCAATAGCTGACGTACCTGCAGGTACTATGCCACCTGATCCTGCATATTGGGAATTAGATACTAATAGCAACCTTAAAGATATTCTTGCTACATACAATAAAAATATTAAAATTAATGATGCGGCACTAGCAGAAGCACAGCGAATAGTTCCTAAGTCGGGATACAATACAAATGACCTATACATTGTTCCAACATACGGTGAGTACATAAGTAACAACGTACCTTCTAAACAATATAATAATCCCGCACCTCCTATAGCTGGAGTAGTTCCTAATACAGGAACTGTTGGAGTAATGCAATCACCCATGTATGCTCCCGCACCAGTAATTAGAATTCCAAAAGCAACTGTTAAAAGTATTTGGGATATGACTGCTGACATGGGCTTTGATAAGTTAGACTTCTTTAATGCAGTAAGTATAGAAAAATTAGTACTAGCACCAGAAATGGCTGAAAGCGGAACTGGCTCTGGTTTTGTAAGTGGTAATCAAATATTAGCACTGACCCCAATTGGTGAAGTTAAAGGTCCATATGGTACTGCTGACAACACTTATGCAACCGCTGACCAAAACCCAGAAGCACCCGGATTTACAGGTACAGAACCATATGGTCCTAACACAATGGATTATCGTGCTGACTGTGATCCACGATTCCAATATATCGCTCGTAGCAGTCCAAGAACATTTGGTTACACAACTGCATATATGAGTGGTGATGGTCAAGCACCAAATGGATTCCCTACAGGGGCAGGAATAAGTTTCCCACAAAATCCTCAAGTTGGAGATTACTTCTTACGCATTGATTACTTGCCACAGATATTATATCGTTGGGATGGTAAACTATGGGTTCGCATCTCTACCAACATACGAACTGAAACTGGCTTTAGTAATTCTAGTAAAACACAATTGTCTAGCTTTATTAATAATCATGCAGAAACAAAACTTACAGACGGTACGTATGTACCACAAAGACAACCGTTATCAAGTATTTTAACATTGTCACCGGACGCAATACCACCAGGAACATAAAGATTATATATGGCACAATTTTTTTACGACAATCAGATTCGCAGATTTTTAATTCAATTTGCAAAAATATTCAGTAATTGGTATGTTACTAAAGGTAAGGACCCTGCAGGTAATCCAATACTAGTGCGTGTACCTATTATGTACGGTGATAGTAGCAGACAGGCTTCTACTGTGATTGCAAATAACTCTGCTAGTAATTTACCTAGCGCACCTCTAATTACATATTATATTAGTGGACTAGAATACAATCAAAAATGGACACAAGACCCTACTTACGTTGATAACATACAAGTACGCCAAAGAGCATATAATCCAGAAACACAGCAATATGAGACTACACAAGGTCAAGCATTTACTGTTGAACGATTAATGCCAGTTCCATATACACTAAGAATCAATGTAGACTTTTGGACTACAAACTATAATCAAAAATTAGAACTGATTGAACAGTTAGGAACATTGTTTAATCCTGCACTAGAGATACAGAGTACAGATAACTTTATTGATTGGACTTCATTGAGTGCAGTTTTTCAAGATGGCTTGACATTTAGTAGTCGTAGTATTCCAGTTGGTACAGGAAATCCAATTGATGTAATGACTTGGAAATTCTATATGCCCGTATGGATAAGTACTGCAAGTAAACTTAAAAAGATGGGTGTTATTGAAAAAATCATTGCAAGTATATTTAAAGGCAATGCATTGACTGACATACAAGATGATGATTTGTTATTGGGAACTAGACAAAAAATAACCCCATATGGTTATAAATTATTATTATTAGGTAATCAATTACAAATACTACCTGCGGATAATGCATTTTATCCAAGCAATGTAAATTTAGATTTACCACCTAGCCCACAGACTGATGTATACTGGTCTAGTGTATTGAACGTATATGGTACAGTAAGACCCGGTATCAGTCAAATTTGGTTGCAAAATCCATATATGGATCATGATATTGTAGGTACAATTGTTCCTAATCCAAGTGATGATAGATTTTTAATCTACAGCATCGACCCAGACACATTGCCGCAAAATACGCTAGACCCAGTAAACAGTGTGATTAACCCACAGCTTACAGGACCAAACGCAGGTTTACCCGGACCTATTAATGGTGTTAGATATTTGATTGTTGAAAACATAGGTAGTCTAGGTGACAGCACTGTTGCTTGGGGTAACCTTGTAGCAAATGCCAATGATATCATTGAGTTTGATTCAACTACAATGGAATGGTTTGTATCTTTTGATAGTCAAGCTAATACTCAAGTGCAATATGTGACCAATCTATCAACATCTATCCAATATAGATTTGTTGAAGATACTTGGATGAAATCATATGAAGGTTGGTATGACCAGGGAGATTATTCTATAGTAATTTAATTTTTGATAAATTATTATATGAGTAATACTTCTGCAGGTGTTTTCTTTTACAGTAGAAAAACCAATCGTTATCTTTACATGCTTAGAACTGATGCCAAAAATCCTGGCAACTGGGGCATTCCTGGTGGAAAAATTGAAGAAAACGAAACTCTACTAGAGGGTATGATAAGAGAGTGTGAAGAAGAAGTAGGATATTTTCCACCAAATGGAAAGTTAGTGCCAATACAAAAATTCATTAATAATACCTTCACTTATCATACCTTTTTTTGTGAAGTAGAAAATGAATTTGTCCCCGTACTAAATGAAGAACACTGTGGTTATGCTTGGGTAGGTGAAAGTCAGTATCCTAAACCATTACATCCAGGATTGTTTAGCACTGTCAACTTTGATATAGTACAAGAAAAACTAAACACACTAACAAAAAAGACTGCCTAAGCAGTCTTTTTTATTTTAGCAATTTTGCAAATGTTTCAAAGCCAATTGAACCTACAATAACACCTGCTCCCATCATCATCCATCGCCATTTCTCTAATGCAGAAACTTTGCTGGATAACTTATCATGTGCGGCATTATCTTCGTCACGCATTGACTTGAGCATTGCTCTGGTTTCTTCAGCGTTCTTATCCAAAGCATCATGTAGCTGTTTTACATTGTCCTTAATCTCACCGACTTTTTCTTCGATGTTCTTAACTTGAACTTGTAAAACAGCTATTTCTGTTTCAGGTTGAACTTGCAATGCTCTATTGGTAGCCATTTTATGCACTCGCAATCGTTACAATCGGATAAGGCTGAGCGTTAGCTGTGTTAGCAGTTGCCGCACTATTGAATGTAGCATAAGCTGGCGCCGCATTGATATATCCTAGATTACCAGTTGGTTGTCCTGGAGATACAATATTACCTGTTGCAACTGGACCAGAATCTGCTGTGAATAACAAAACATTGTGGTCAGAAAGACTCTGAACTGTTTGTGTAGAGCTATTAGCATATGTAGCTAGAACACGCATTGTGTTTGGTGTCAATGCTGTATTAGCAAGGTTAGCTGTATAGCATTGTGCTGTTAAACCACTTGTTGCGCCAGTCACTAGATATTTTTGTTTGCCTTTTTGACGAACAATGTATCCAGCTTCATCATTAGCATAAACAAATGAAGCATTTGTAAAGTCTACAGGAGGAGTTGCAGCCAATACAGTTACATCAATTCTAGCATTTGCAGTTGTACTTCCAGTTGTAAGTCCTTTTGGAGGACCGTATTGTTCATCGGATACTGTAAATGCGGCTGCATTGGCAATAGTTTTAACAAAGTACTGATAATTTGCAACCAAACCACCTGTATTTGCACTGAATATAACTGGTGCGCCAACAAACAATGTTTGTGCATTACCTGATGTACCTATTACATTACCAGTAGCAGTTGTATTAGCAACTGCAACAGTGATGTATCCAGTGTTGGTTCCAACAAAACCAACTGTTGTATAATCAGTACCACCGTTAATATTTGCAGAAGCAACTTGAATAGCAGAACCAACTGACAATGTGTTGGCAAAGTCTGTTCCAGATCCATATACATTCAAGTTACCTGTATCACCGTAAAGTGTACCTGTTCCATTGATACCAATAGCAACTTGTGCTAGTACTTGCTTACCAACAATAGCTGTGTTACCACCAACTACGCTATATGTGTTAGCATTTGTCGTTGGGAAACCAGGACCGCCATTTGGATTATTAAAATATGCATCAACAACATTGAATGATGCTTTAACTGTGCCACCTGATGAATTAGCTAATGTAGCCATTACACGTGGTTGAACACTTAATTGTGTAGTTGAAACGCTGAATGTAGTGTTTGATAAAATAGTATCAACATAGTATATTGTACCAGCAACCAAACCACTGATGTTTGATGCTACTACAAATGACATACCAGACGCTACACCTACTGTAGGTGAAGTTGTTAAATTTCCACCTGAGATTGTGACAATACTGCCTGTAGTGGCTGTATTAGTAATTGTTAAGACTGCTTGAGCCTTTGCGATTTTTAGAGGACGTCCCATTTGATTTTCCTTTGTAATATTAGTGAGTTCTAGTCACTACGCAGTGGGTACTGCATAAATTCTCCCTATGAGAATGTATAAAGTATTTATCTATATTACGTAAAAATCGCCAATTGAACTTATTCTGTACCAGTAGCCGGGTGATTTGCACCCAATGGTGTAATACTAAATGCACCTGCAACCCCGTCTACGTTAATGAAAGCAATATAATTACCTTGACCTACAATAAAACTACGTTCTACTGAGTTAGCTGGGATAATTTCACACCCTGTTAAATTTGCTGTTACATTGGCGTTACCTACTGCAATTGCAATTGCTGATGTTGTTGTAGCAATACGTACTTTATCTGTTGTACTTGCTGATGTTAACTGACTTGAGCTGTTAGCTGTATAAATTGTTGCCATTTTATTTTCCTGTTATAGTCTACCGACTGCTATTTCTATGATACCATCTGCACCATCAAAATTTTCTAGTGCTTTACCAATGATTGTGCCAAATTTTGGATTAGTTGTTGGTCTAGCATAACCGTTACCACCACTAACCATCATGTCCCCTTTGCGAATTACACCACGCACCTTGCAAGGTACTCGACCTTGTAGTGCCATAGCTACTGCAATACCTGGACATTTTGTGTTCATTGCATATGAAGGATCAGTTGATACTACTCCTGCAACACGTGTTGTTTCATCTGTTGCTAAAGTAACTTCTTTTTCGCCACCGAATTCTAAAACTGTTCCAGGTTCATAGATAGTATCTGCTTCATAATATTCTGCCAAGTCAGCATAGGTAGAATTTAATCTAGAGCCTGCGCTTAGTGACCAATTACCAGTGATAGTACCTGCTGTAGTGTTTGCACCTGTCGTTAATACTGTTGCACCAACAGTACCGGTAAACGTTGGTAAGTATGCGGCAACGTTACTATTACTGTAAGCGCCGGCAAAACTAATTTGTACACCGTTAGCATAATAATAGTTATCAGTTTTAATACCCCCTGTAGTAGTATTACCAGTAACTGCTAAACTTGTCAGTGTACCAACACTAGTAATATTTGTTTGAGCATTAGTTGCTAATGTACCTGTAATTAAACCTGAATTTGCAGTAATGTTAACTGCGGTTAATGTACCATTAATTCCCAATCCAGTTAGTGTACCAACACTTGTAATATTTGGTTGAGCCGCAGTTGTTACTGTACCTGCTGTAGTTGCACTAGTAGCACTTGTTGCGGTTCCGGCTGAAGTTGCATAAGTTGCATTGGCAACAGTGCCTGTAACATTAGCACCTGCAATATTTGTTAAATTAGCACCCGAACCTGCTAGCAATGTAGCAGTTAATGTACCTGTGTTTTTATTGTACACAAGACCTGAACTTCCGGCCATGTTACCTGCATCGTTAAATTGTACTTGAGTGTTGACGCCTGCGGGAGAATAGTTACCAGAAACATTACCTATGTTTAATCCACCTCCTACTACAGCCGCCCATCCTGCAACTGCTGATTGGAACGTAATAGTAAGTGCATTGGCATTAGTGTAGTTAATTGTTGGGAAATCATATCTACCAGTATAACTATTACCATTGCTATCAATTGGTTCTACTGTTACGTATTGTCTATTAAGATTATGAACAACTGTCCATGTAGTACTAGCACTTGATTGAGTGAATAGATAGTAACCACCAGTTGGGTCTGTCCAACTTAAATTACCAGAACCATCTGTTTTAAGTATTTGATTTGCAGTACCGCCGCTGATATAAACATTACTAACTGCATTAAGATTACTTCTACCGGTTAAGGTTAAAGTATTACCACTTACATTACCACTTATATTACCAATTACATTACCGTTTAAGTTACCCACAAATGTTGTGGCTATAATTGCACCATTCGCAATATTTGCAGAGAATGCTGTGTTAGAATTAAGTGCATAGTTAGCATTTGCTGTACCAGAAATAAAGGGTACGTAATATGTTCCAGTAGTTATCGCAGTTATCGTACTTAAATCGCTTACGTTGGCGCGTGTTGCATACAAATTTGCAACCTGTGTAGTACTAGCCACAGTGAATGGTGCTGACCCAGTTGCTACTGTAGATTCAAGTACATTAGCAATAACTCTATTTGTTACTCCGATATTACCCACATTAGCATTTCCAGCGCCTGTGTTGAATGTACCTGCTACATTAACTCCCGTACCAGTTACTGTTAATATAGTATTACCAACTGCTGAAATAGTTACGTTTCCATTTGCTGTAGCAATACGTACATTACTATTACCATTTGCAAGCGGACCAAATAAGTTACCAGTGATGTTTCCTGTTGCATTTAATGTTCCTGAAACATTCACTCCTGTTCCAGTAACAACTAATATACCTGCGTTACCAGCAACACCCATATTGATATTACCAGCACTTGCAGGAATACTTATGTTACTAGTACCATTTGCTAATATACCAATGAAGTTTGCGCTGGTTGTATTACCAGTAACTGCTAAATTACCAGAAGATAAATTACCAGTAACTGCTAAACTTGTCAGTGTACCAACACTAGTAATGTTGGGTTGTGCATTTGTTGTTAATGTTCCTGTAAATAATGTAGCTGTTAATCCAGCAGTTGCAACGTTATACACTATTCCTGAGTTTGCAAATTGTGCAACGTTTCCTGTTAATGCGTTTGTTAGTACTGGATAATAATTACCTGTTGTTGATGTAGTAATGTTTGTAAAATCAGTAACGTTTGAATAAGAAACATTTAAGTTTCCAACACGGGTAGTACTTGTAACAGTTAATGGACTAGTACCTGTTGCAATATTAGAAATTAATACAGGTGCTGTAATACTGCTAGTTGCTGTGACGTTTCCTGTATTTACGTTACCTGCCACCGCTAATGTGCTACTAGCCTGTGTGTATGTAAATTGAGAATTACCTGCAAGAATACCGCCATTATTAAATTGTACTGAGTTTTGTGAACCTGCGGCCGCACCTGTTCCACCGCCGCCTGAACCTGCAATAACTGCGGTAGCAGTACCGGTATTTGCAGTAGCAGTTAGTGTAGCACCGTTAGCACCAATTGTTCTATTCACATCGGTGTATAAACTAACATTACCTGAGGTTGGGAAATTATTAGAAAGTGTGATGTAGAAATTTTGACCATTTACAATTGTATTTGCATTTGTTCCTAATACACCTGATATTGTTATTTGTTGTCCGGTAGTATATGGAGTAGTATTAGCCACCGTCATAACAATTGGATTAGTATTAGACAAGGCTTGTATAGGAGTATATAACGTGCCTTTCGGGGTCCAACTTAAATTACCAAGGCCATCAGTCTCTAGTACATAACCAATAGCACCGCCACCCATACTAATATTAGCAACGTTACCTAATTGTAATTTAGCACCGTTTAGTTGTGTGCTTTGACCTGTGTAATTTTCCCATGTATTGGTGCTTGATACATAGGTAAGAACTTGTCCGTTAGTTAGATTACCAAGATTACTTAAGTTAAAGTTTGCACCATCGCTTCCATCAATCTGACTAAAACTGATGTTACTATAACTTGTTAATACTTCAATATTTTCACTGGATAGCGTATTTCCAGTACGACCAATGAATAGTCTATTTTCATCGGATGCGAAACCAAACTCAGCGTTATCTAACTGAGGTAGGTCAACAAGATTTCCAGACCTTGTTTGAATTTTGCTGATTTGGATTATGGCCATAAGTGTAATTTCTTCCGTTACACTTATTTATCATAAACCCTTTGTAAACTTTATACAAATTGCATGTAGTATTGTTCTACTCGTTTAAACCAAATATCTGTATACTTGTCAAATTCATTACCTTCAATAATGAATTCTTGGTAGAGTGATGTAGGGTCGCACATGAAAATAACGCCTTTGCGTATCTTTGTACCATGAACCTCGTTGTGTGCATTTGCATATGCGGCTAATTGCACAAAATAATCTTCAATCCACTCACGTTTTTTGGGCTTGTTTGTTTGTTTGTGATCCATGATAGCTTCTGCACCACCATGAACACCGCACAAATCAGTAGTACCCGCATATATTTTAGGAAAATATAACGGAACTTCAGTACCCCAAAACTCAGTACAATTAATCATACCTTGAGTAATGATGCTGTGAGCCATAGTGTGACTTTGAATACTATATGGATTACTGCCAGGATCACCTGTTTCACCAGTCTTTACATAGTTTTCAAGCCACTTGTGCATACGTGTACCACGACCTGCGGCTTCAGTTGTAATCTCTTGTGCTTTTTGAACACCTACTCGTTTGCGCCAATTATTAAGTGCTTGTTTAGATTCTTCTGATTTAGTTGCGTCTAGTATTGTAGTGACGCTTGGGAGCTTTTCTCCATCCGGGGTAAGATATCTACGTTTACCGTCAACTTCTACCCTTTGCATGGGTTGATAATTATATTTGTTAGGATTGTACATTATAGTCAATTATAGTCAATTATAGACCAAGTGTCAACTTATTTGGTAATCATTTAACATCGTGCCCAGACATTTCAGGATCCATTGGAATGGCAGTAATACTATTGTTTAGTCCTAATGCAAATTTTAACCAAGAGTTAATCATACCAAGTTGATTAACATCTACTCTTCCTAATAAATTTCTATGAAATCCTGAAACAGTTATATTTTCATTATTTTGTAACTGATATAATTTATTTGACAAATCTTCTAAATCTGATTCCCAAAGTGTGCCATCCATATGTATGGACCAATCTCTATGCTCTTGAATTTTATCATTAATTAATACTGAATAAAAAATAAATTCTGATGTTACTTTTCCCTGAAATTCAGGTGCATATAAAAAATAACCCAATTCTTGTTTTTTGCACCTACTAGTCAGCAATTCTCTGTGTATTTTAAATGGCGTTGCCGGGGCAAATACTTGATTGTTTGAAACATTTAATAAATCACGATATATTTCAGCAGTTAAACTAAAAATTGATTTAGAATCAACCGATACTAATTGTGCAGTTAATTTTCCGCATCCAAGAACATTCTCCCATTGGTTTAAACTTGTAGGCTTAATAAAAAAATTTTTACTGTCTAAGAGTAAATAATCTTCTTCATATTCATATGCTAATAATAATTTTTGTAATTGTTGAATTCTCCATTCAATGCCAGTGCCCAATAAATTTAAACTCTGATATAAACCCTTAACTGGATAGTTATATTTTATTTTGGGTATTATTACTAATTCATGTTTGGTATAATATGGATCCAACCAACGATGATAAAAATCAATGTCAGGATTATCTTGATTTACTACTATTACATGTTTACAAGGCTCTAGAAATTTTTGTATACTTTCTGCTTGCAATAACAATTGAGGGAAATCTCTGTAGCACGTGACTGTTGCTAAGTACATGTTTAAATTCTAAAACTTTCTCCGCACCCGCATTTGTCACGCTCGTTTGGATTGTTAAATTCAAAACCCTCATTGAGTCCATTTCTAACCCAATCCATAACTAACCCATTTATATAAACTAAACTTTTGTTATCCACTAATACTACAAAATCTTTATCTGCAAAATTAGTAACACCTATTTCAGGTATATATGTGTCTACATATTCTAATACATAAGCCAACCCACTACATCCTGTAGTTTTTACGCCTATACGAATCCCTGCGCCTTTGCCACGTCTTGACAAATTTTGTTTTATTTTATCTTTTGCTTTGTCTGTAAGAGTTATCATGTGAGTATTTAGCTAAAAACGAAATTCAATTTCTTTTTGTTTCAACCATTCGTTAATAATATCTATATGTTCAGGTTTACATAATTTAATAAATTCTCTATGGAACCCAGATACACAAATATTAGGGTCATTGTCTATAGTGGGTATTTTATAAGCAAGCAACTCAGCAGGATTATGTATAGAACCTTTTGAGTCAAAAGGAAAAAACGTTGAAAAGCATATGTATTCTTTATCCAGTTTGGGCGTAACATCATTTATGTATTTTAGCCAATACAATATAAATTCGCTGTACGTATCTGAATTTTCTATTAATGCTTTGAAATCAGTATTGAACATATCCTCGTTGAGTTGTATCTTAAACGGGGTAACTGGGTTGCATACGTATTTAGGAATATCAATGTTAAGTTTCTTGCAATATTCTATTATGCAATTTTTCCAAAAATAATTAGTGTCTGTGTTTATATACTCACCAGAGCCAATTTTGTTTTCCCAATATTGCAGGTTAACAGGTTTAATAAAAAAATTTTTACTATCTAGTACAAGATAATCATCTTTAATATATTTTGCTATCTCAAGTTTACATATTTGTTGCGATTCTGTACCACCAATTTCACAAACATTTCTGTTTCCATCTGATGATTTAGATATAAATTTATTTTTAAAAAAAGGTTGTTGAAATATTTTTAATTTGCATGTATGGTTGTTATAGTATTTTTCTAATTGTAATCTATAAGGAACTATATTGGTGATGGTTGGATCATTAATAACTACCCAATGGGTAAAAGGGACTTCTGAAACAAGATATTTTTGTATGCTTTCTGCTTGTAACAACACATATTTAAAATCTTCCTCATACGTAACAGTAACAATATTTTGTAACATGGTTTATAATAAACCCCATCTATTTTTAATTAAATCATAATATTTTTTTGCCAGTACTATTTGACCTTCTGGGCTAGTATGATATCCAGGATCTTTTTCATAATTGTTATCATTAGTATAGGGATATAAATGTTGAATATTAACCGGACAATCATTGTCATTGTCAAGTAAATACTTGTCGTATGCTGAATCAGAAAATAACATTTTTGTTTTTTCTATTGTTTCAAATAAATTAAAACTATTTAATATTAAAAAAGGAATATTAGCTTTGTGAAGTTGTGTAAACCCGTCACGCAATATCCATTCATCTTGTTGTTTTTTCCATTCGCTATCATACATATAAAGAATATAATTACTAACTGTTTCTCTTAGTTTTGCATCTAGTTCATGTGTTCTATAAGCATGTGGCCCTTCTCTAGTTAGTGTGAATATAGTTTCAGAAATTAGTCTATAATCATTTGTGCCATAGTTTATATTATCTAACCCAAGACTTCTATCATAGCCCTTGGGTGGTTTTTCTTTTACTAGATTGTCTATAAAATTCCAAGCTGATTTTAAGATGTTTACTGGTTGTTGTTCTTGTATAGAATTAGCGGGGATTTCGATCCTAGCAAAACTTGTAGGACCTATTATAGCGAATGCGGGTTTTTGTCTAATTACTTCATCAATTTGAATTCTAATACCACCGTTACTAACGCCCTGACGTGCGATATTTTGTAACTCCCACCCTAAATTTTCTGCTAGAACCTCGCTCCAACTAGTACCTGCATATTCGGGTTTTAAACTGGTAGCACTAAAACTACACCCGCATACCATTAACTTTTTCATAATTACTGCATGGCGCGATTAGCCATTTGTTTGACTACTTTTTTACTGTCCTCTGCTTCTGGTGGAGGAGTATCAGGGGTAGTTTCTTGCTGTCCTTTGAAAATTACTTTACCATTTTGGACATTAGTAATGACATTATTAAGTGGAGGATTTTTAATCATTTTGTACAAATCAGTAGGGTCTAAATTAATACCATTCAGTTGTAGGTATTCTAAAAACTCATCTGTTGTCCAATCTGTTTTACCTTTGCCATTGTCAATGTCACTTTTTAGTTTATTGACAAGTGCAATCAGTTTGACAGTCTCAGGGGGACTATCAAGTTCAAAGAGTAACATGTTACCTCTTTGCTCTACCAACACCACCTGTTGGTTCTTCTTCAGGTTCTTCAGGGAAGTTCATTTCTGGTTCTTCTGCTGGTTCTTCAGTATCTAATGCGGCTTCTGCACCTGCTTCAATTCCTGCTTCTTCACCAGCTTCTGCACCATCATCAAAACCTGCATCAAATGCACCTGCTTCTGCTTGACCAGTAATACCGTTCAATGCTGATTGTAAACCTGTTTTAGTTTCTGTGATAGATGCTTGTAGTGCAGTTAACGCTTGTCCTGCTTGGCTATTGAATTGCTCAGACTCACTTACACCAATTTCAGATTGAATACCTGTTGTCAATGCTGGTAGTTCTTTAACTAGCATGTCAGAAACTTCTTCTAACATTTTTTGCACTGAATCAAC